GTGCTGTGTCGTCTATAGATGGTATAACATGTCGCGAAATATATTCGTTAATAACATAAGAAAACATAGGCGACTCATTGAACCATCCTGCACCGTTGATGTCAAATAATACACATCCAAATAACCAACCACTATCTGGTTTAGCAGGATCACCGTAATGGTGGCTTAAAAATCTAAAGTATTTGAAATCCTGTTGTCCTTGGGTTATCAGCCAGTGTGGTGTATTATCTAAAACTAATATTTTTTGTACATCAACTTGCACAGTTAGATCCTTTCGGCAAAATCGTATAAACTTGTAAATTCTTGAACTTTGATTTGATTGGTCATTTCAAAGGCTTTTATTTTAGATTCTTTACCGGATGTAATCAAAACAGGAGTAGCCTTAGATTTAACTGCTGCCTTAACATCATTAGGTTCAGCGCCAATAAAATAAGAGCCTTCCCACTTGATCATTCCTTCATTTTGCGCTCGTTCAAACATTCCAGTATTGGGTTTTACATAAGGATCATTTTTATCAGTGCTCGGAGCATAGTAAACGTTTTTTATACGTCCACCTAATTGTGTTATGATTTCCTTTATTGAATAAAAGATGTTTTCAAAATCTTGTATTTCTAAATTTTTAGTTCTATTAGGCGGTTGTCCGGCTATGAAAAGAAAATCGTAGCCTTTGGCAATAAGAATTTTGATAGCCTCGATTGTTTCATCAGATACTACCATTTGCTGACCAGGCGTAAATGCATTGTTATTATCAAGTATAACTCCAAACAGTGTCATTCCTATGACTTTTCTGTTGGCACGAAGTGCCCAAATGTCTTTAAAATAATCAGTATAGCGACCCATGTGATTTCCTTTTAGTTATATATGCACTTTGTACAGTTGCGATAAATTATTTGTCTGAATAAATATACTAAAGAGCCAAACATGCTAAAATTTACAAATTTTTTCAAACAGAGTCCACAAAACAAGTTGAGTTTAAAAAACAATACACAACTTGCTCATAAAGGGTCGTGGGTACAGATTTACCCCAATACTGAAATTGACAGATGGTATGTGGGCGACTATAGCAGCGCAAATTACACTATTACTGCAGAGTTTGACAGCAACAAAAAAGAAGTTTTACAAGTATTAGTAATTGCTAGGCCAAATCAAGCAAGTCTTACAGTGTATGGCCGCACCAGCATCGATGATGCATTAATTAATATCACAGCAGAAGTCAACAACAGTTATCTAAGTTTAATTGCCAATGTTACCGACACTGCATTTTTAGGAACAAAGGTAATTTTCTTTGCAAATTATGCAGAAACTATTACTCCATTAGCAGTTTCGGCCCCTGTCTCATACATAGACAGTTCGAACAGCAACGACGGATAAATTGGAAAACATTATGCCAGTAGAATACAAATCATACAAATCAAAATTTGGATTTCAAAGTCCGGGATTTCGAGTTTCGAGCACCGGAAATATCGAATCTGACGAATCGTTAACTGTTTCAGGCAGTGTGACACTTGGTCAGGCATTGTCTTCTACTGGAGATCTGACTACTACTCAAAGTCTTATAGGCAACAGCCTACAATTAAGTTCAATTGCCATAGAAGGCAATGTCATTAGAACTTCGATAACCAATCAAGATTTGTTGTTGAGTGTAGACGGTACAGGAACTATTAGACTTCAAGAAAGTGTGGAAATTACTGGTATATTGACTGCCATCAATACCTTAGAGGCCAGTGCAGTAACCACAGCATCTGCAGTGTTTTCGGGTGGAGTAGGTATAGTCAAGTCTTTAAGGGTAGGCAGTGACAGTTATGTCAATAGTGTTAGGATCGGCAAGGGTGCTTCGGGTATTTCCACTAATACTGTGTTAGGAGTTACTGCATTAAATGCGGTAGTAGACGGTACTGACAATACAGGCGTGGGATTTAACAGTTTGAATCTTGTCACCAGCGGCGATTTCAATACTGCTATTGGATCAACTGCGGCAGATTCGATAACTACTGCTAGCAGTAACACGGCATTGGGATATGCAGCACTTACTGCTAATGTCAGCAGTGACCAAAATACTGCGGTAGGAGCCAACGCACTTAGCGTAACCCTTGGTAGTAAGAACTTAGGCCTAGGTTACAATTCCGGCAGCGCTCTAGCAACTGGTAATGCCAATGTGATATTAGGTTCAGCCACTGGTAGTACTATTACAGGTACTGATAATAACATCTTACTTTCAGACGGCGACGGCAACATACGACAAACTTTTGACAGTACAGGTGTAGCAACGTTTAATGCAGCAATTACAGTAACTGGTACAGTCAGTGCTAACGATGCGACACAGGTCAACCATCTGTTGACTTACCGACAAGCCAATAATTTATCTTTGGCATACATGATGTTTGGAATAGGCGGTAGTCTCGTACAATAATTATATTTCACGCATGACTTCGATGATCGTCTGGATTTTCAACTGAGTATTTTTGTTTCTAATACTTTGTTCTAACCCTTGATGTGTGGGTTTAGGTAAATGATTGATATTAAACCATCCCCATCCTGAATGTTCGTCACTTAATTTTACAAAAAATTCACTGTCTATAATGCAAAAATAAGTGTTGAACATAAACACTTGATCGTTACTGACAAATTTTTCTAAGGGAATTATTTTGATAAAATTAGGCAAACAGCCAATTTCTTCTTGAAGTTCTCTTTGCAATCCCTGAAATGCTGTTTCACCTTGTACAACAGTGCCGCCTGGCAACACCCAACGTCCGGCATGTTTGCCTTCTGTTTTTTGTAGTAATAAAATTCTAGAAGAATCTTTGGCACAAATTATTGCACCGCTACATTCTATATGTTCTTTTAAATTTCTAATCTCCATGTACCGGCCCTATATTCCCCTTCAAAGGATTTGACCCATGATAGACCATTCCATTTGTATTGTACTCCAGTGTATATATTTGTTTGATAGATCAATTGGTCTTGACTCTGACTAGCATCAAATATCACAATCCATTTAATTCCGTTGTATTCTATAATGTCATTTTCTTCAGCAACTAAATCACTGCTATCGGTGCCTTTCCATGCGTCTGCTCCATCGGCATTGGCAGCATTGCCTATGTCTTCGATAATGAGATATCGAGTACCGGTAATTGGATTAGATAATCCAACACCTGGACCTACTCTAGTAGGATCAATAATAGCATCAAATGTTCCAGGACTGCCGGGTCTGTTGACTGCACTTAACACAGTATTGGTTGGAAATGAATCTACATCATAATTTATAGTAATGTAATTCTCATCAAGTGGATTGAGACTGAAAGTGCCTACAACTTCTGTAAAGTTACTTTGTTTGAGATAAATTTTACTATATCCTGCTTTGTATTTTCCGGGATAATTGTCTAAAATTTTTCTCCAATTGATTTCAGGACTCATTTTGATAGGAATCTCAATACTGTCGTTAGTGGCAGTAACATGCTCATACTTGTCTAAAATTTGTGCTTGACCGTTGACAACCAATATGCCGAATCCTCCAAGACTAGTTCTTGATACATTGACAATATTGCCACCAGAAGAAATATTACCACTATTGGCAGATTGATTACTGCCTTGAGGAAATAACTCATTACCAAAATCTAATTGAGGATCCTGTAATGATGGGCTTTCTACACCCTGTGTAATGCTAGCGATAATGTTGGTCACTATGCCCAACTGTTTGACCTTGACTGGCGGGCTGATGTATATAGGTGCTTCTAAGGTTAGAGTAGCAATGTCAATATTCGATGCAGTGCCTACTGGGATACTTCTATTGCTAAATGTCAACTGTGTGAGATCCACAGTGCTTAGACTGGTCCAGTCAATGTAGTTGTCAGTAGTTTGGATATCCAAACTGGGATTGAACAACACCAGTATCTGTTCTAGAATTTGCAATTTTTGATCAGTGCTGCTGCTCCAAATATCCACTTTGAAACTGGCCTTGTAAGGTGTTGGCATTAGCCTTTCCACAGTGTACTGGTGACCTTGACTGCTGGTATACTCTCCTGTGTTCGAATCGTATTCACGTTCTCTAATGTGTAATTTTCCCACATAACTTGAATCAGACAATCTCGAACGATCTAGTTGCAAGTCATTTAGATACACCGCCATACGTGGCGCAGCAGCCAGTTTATTCTCACTGTTGTCACCTAATAGGCTGGCAATTTGTCGGTCGGTATCGCCGTACAG